TCGTTGATTTACAATGATGTTAAGAAGGTGGCGGGGCTTTCACCCGCCTGCTTTTTACTCTTTGCTAACAAGTTTTATTATTGCTAGTGCCAGTAGCAGTGGCGTTAGTGCATTTGCTAAACTTGTTAGCTTTTCTATTATGTCCACTTGTATCACCTCCTTACAATATTATTATACCCTATATCGAGTACAAAAGCAAGCGTTTTCTTTTAATTTTAACAACAAAAAAAGCCTACCAACATAGATTTAATCTAGGTTAGTAGGCTTTTGTATTATATGCTATCATTTCTTTTTAGGGACGGATAAATGTATGTTGTTTAATATAATGTCCGCATCAGATTTATCCAACATTTCGCCAGCTTTTATTTTATCTAAAATCACTAATAATTTATCTTTGGCATCATCCAAAAATTCTGCACTCTTATGTAATCCGCTTTTTCTGATAATATCTGCATTCTCATTATATTTTGCAACAAAATACTCTAACATTTCTATGAATTTGTCTGAATGTAAATAGTCTTGGATGTAGTCATTTAATATAGTATCCATATACTCCCCCATGATTTTTAAAATACTACTTGCCTATATTATATCATTTACAAACAAAAAGGCCTATCAACCTAGATGTTATTCTAAGCTGATAGGCCTTTTATGATTTTCAGTTATAAACAATTACTTTACTACTCAACTGACAACTAATAATTGATAGTTGCGTGTATCCACCATTACACGCTATGGAGATGCACGGATCACCTCAATCTTTTGCTACTAAATAAACAACTGCACCGCCTAATAAGATATTTAATAATTTACTGTTTCGTTGTTGGATTTTCGCTTTTTTGATTTCGCTCTTCTGCTGCTCTAAGTATATCTCTGCTTTGGCCAATGATAGCTTTTGCTCGTTCAGCATCTGTTCTTGCTTTTGCAGTAAGTTCCGTGCCTCTGTCAATTGCGTTTTCTGTTCTTGTATTAAGTTCAATGCTTGTATTAATTCGTTCTTCTGTTCGCTCGTTGAGAGTTTGGCTACTTTCAACTGCATCTCTAGCTCGTTGATTGTATTCAATTGATTGTTGATTGTACTCTCTAACGTGTCGAAGTTCGTTTTGAGCGTTGCGAATTCCTGTGGTGTCAATGTTACTTGCTCTGTCGGCGTAGAACCATATACAGGCAATGATACAAAAGACAATGCAAATAGGAACAGAGATGTAATGAGCGTGAATAAAGTTTTTGATTTTGTCATTCATACTTCCCCCTAGTCATACATGTAGTTAACATCGACTTCTTTGCCGGCTACCATTCCGCAATCACTATATTGCCATATTCTGATATTTGGATAATCGCATTGTGAATCATATTGCGCACACCATACAGGAACGCTTGGCATTTGACTATATGCATATGTTTCATCCCACAATAGGGAATAACCACTATACACACCTACATTTTGAAACCCTGCACTCCATAATGTATTCACAAACCGACTAATGCAATTAGTCATCCCTTGGCTAGTTAAAGCACCAGCATTAATCATATTACGTAATTGTCTATGCTCTTCGTAGTCATACCAAATACCAGCTTGCAAATGGTAATCAGTATACCCATAACTATTGAGAGTATTAATCACCCATTCCGCCTCTTGTACTGCGGTTGCCTCATCGTATGCATGGCTAAAATAATATATACCTACTTCAAGACCTGCATTTAATGCTGCGGTGATGTGTTTTTCAAAGAATTCATCAACGTTATAGTTTTCACCTAATTTAATGATTACGAATTCATTGCCTTCTTCTTTTGCTTGCTGCATATGTGAATCATCATAATAAGGTGTTCCGTTTTCATCCTCTTGCCATGCTGAAATATTTGGTAATGGTGGCAATTTAGGTTGCTCTTCCAATTTATCAGGTATTCCGTTTCCGTCCTTATCTATCCATAAGGCAAGGAATCCAACTAATGCGGTTAATACCGATGGAATAAATATATGATCTATGATATTTATCCCAACATTAATCAGTTTGTTCATATCATCAGAAACGTATCCTTGAATGAACACCATAATGTACTCAATCACCACTAATAAAATAGGTACTAGCATTGTTAATACTAGTACCCTTGTAGCAAGAATACCTGTAGGGTGGAAGTTAGCCACCCTCACAGATTGATATGATTTTTTGATTGAGTTAATGATAGCTGACTTATCCATTACCCCTCCATGCCTTTATAATTTCAATCGTATATTGAAATATCTTACCGATATCGATTAAGTCATCTTCAACCATTTCACGTAGGTTTTCAATGATTGACCAGCATTCGGCCAAAAATGGTATCAACATAAACGCATATGAAAAAATACGGTCTAGGAATAGGTCTGTATTTGGAATAGGAATATCAGGTAATGAAATAAATACAATGGATAGTATCATCCATGCCGGATACTGTATGCATAGTTTCTTCAATAGATCACCTCTAAGACGCTCACTCATTAAATATCTACGCCGTTCCCCGGTTGTTTTATCTATATATTTACCTTTACCCCAACCATACCAGGTCAACGTTGTTAGTAGCGTAATAGGATTATTAGGCCTGTGATTATCCTTGTTATATCGCAACACTTCTGCAGCAATTCGTTGTATAGTATCCACAAACAATAAGGTAGTGGTTAAAATAATCACTACTCCCATGCTTACTAAATGTTCATGCGATACCCCACTTATGAGCATGATTAAAATATCATTAAGAATATCCATTCACTCCCCCCATACCCTTATGGTTCTTCTTCATCTAAAGACATTAAATCATTGTGCACACATCCTTCTGTCGGACATGTGCCGTCCTCATTCAAAGTTCCCCAACAATATTCACAGAAGTGCATGATTGGCACATCTGATTTGATTTCGTAACTATCCATTATTTGACCTCCTTAATCTTAGCCACCATTTCGGCATTGAGTTTCTTAAATTGTGCTTGTAAATCATCATATGGCACATTAGCCAACCGTCTTCGTATTAATGCCTGGTCTAGTGTTGCAAATCGTTCATCATAATACTTACGGATTTGTGCAATACGTTCCGCTTTTGTCGGTTCATATTCCGTTACTGGAACATCAACAAACTCACCATTTACATAGGCTTTACCATTTGTAAATTGTTCCTGCATTTCACTATCACCTGTTACGATAACAGCAGTTGGATATGTTTGTTTCGCTAATTGTTCTGTTTCTTCTAATGTATCGGCATGAATACCAACTACATAAGATGTTTGGCGGATGCCCTTTTCGTCTAATACAAATACATACATATTGTTGTCCTTTCTTGGAGGTTACTATGAAATTAATTGAGAAATTAAAAGGGGCTCATGAACGCCCCTATGTAGCATATAAAGTTGTAGGTTATTATTCTTCTTATAATGATGCTAAGGAGGCATTATGCCATGTGCATACACTAGATGATGTATATCAATCATGGTTAGAGTTACATTCATTAGATGTCTCACCACATACTATGAAAGGATATGAATGTGCTTATCATCATGTGTCATCTATATCTCACCGCCCAATTAACGAAATCACATATATGGAGTTGCAAAATATCATATCGGATATGCTAAAGAGCGGACTCTCTTATTCCTCATGTAAGAAAGTTCGCTCTTTATTAAATCAACTATATTCATTTGCAATTATTAATGACTGGTGCTCAAAGTCATACAGTCAATATTTGAATATTGGCCACAATACCCCTAAACGCCCACGCAAAGTATTCACCACTAACCAAATCAACCGTTTATGGAATATCAATGCTGAATTGCCTTTAATACTCTTATATACTGGGTTGCGTGCTAGTGAATTAATTAATTTAAAGTCTACTGACATTAATAGAAAGCAACGATATTTGAAAGTAACTTCTAGCAAGACAAAAGCAGGTATCCGCATCATTCCCATTCATCATCGTATATGGACATTTATTGAATCTCGCTTATCTGATAAATGGATCATAAAGGAACGGAATTATGTTTCCCTTTCCAACTCCTTTAAATTAGCCATGAAATCCATCAATGCTAAACACACGCCCCACGACTGCCGTCATTCATTTGCTACTAGATTAGATGACATAGGTGCTAACTACAACGCTAAACGATTATTGTTAGGCCATGCTTCATCTAATGTTACTGATGGCGTATACACTCATAAATCACTTAGACAATTACGCAAGGCCATTGAAATGCTTAAATGACCAAGGGGGAAGAAAATTAAATTTAACCATTTATGATGGTAGAAAATACGATGTTCAATTCCCTATCTCTTATGCAAAAGAATGTATTGGTGTATTACAAACATTAGAATGGCCTGTTGCTATCGGTGGTGCTTCTGTTGCTTATACAGATAAACGAACTACTACAGGCTATACAATCGTTGCTGATGCATCTAGTGCATCATATAATAGCGATTTATTCTATGTTGCATTAGGAATTTAACCAAGGGGGAAGAGTAAACATTACTGTAGGGCGTAATATTTACAATGATGATACGATATACCCTATTGCATTTAATAACCAACCATCCATTAATGTTATTAATATTGCTGATACATTAGACCAAGATGGATGGGTAACTAGTGCAATTAAATCCATCACAAATTTAAAATTCACTTATATGACTGCACAAAATAGTGTAACTGGCATTAGTTGGATTGCTATTGGTAATTAACCAATGGAGATATGACTGTAACACAGAATATTGGGTATACCCTATAAAGATGTCAAAATGCCTTGGATTTAGTTGTGTAGACCAAGGTGTTGGACGTAAAGCATTTAGCATTGATGATATGAATGGAGAAAAAGCACATGTTGTTGGTGCATCTGCTGGTGTTATTCCTCGTGTTATGACTATCGGCATTATTTAGCCAAGGGGGAAAACAAAAGGCTGGCGAGCAAAAGCAATCAGATCCTAATAATTTAGAAACCACCACAAATAAAGTTATATTTCCGATTACTTTTACGAACAATCATGTATTCCATACATTCGGAATTATTGCTAGTGATACATCAATATTTTGGGGAAATTCAGGAACAAGTGTTTTTGTAAGAAGAATTTCCAATACGGATATGCGGTACGAAGTACATTCTAGCTATCAAACAATGTTGAAAGCAGATTCAATCATTGAATGGTGTGTTGTTGGTATTTAAATGCCAAAAGCAATATACCTCATTTTAATCTGTTCTATTACATTAGAATTCTCACTAATAACCGCTGCAAATCCAGTTGATGTAATCTGACTATCGCTAATTCCAATCCGTGATAAATGTCTTAATTCTACTTTATTAATTGCATATGGATGTACATATAATGGCTTGGATTGAAACGATATAGGAAATGTAAATTGCTCTTGCCTTTGTTGACTTCCTATATCGTAATAGGCTTGGGTATCGTTATCATTTCCCCCTTGGTGAATTAAGCAATGCCAAATACCATTACTCTTGGAATCGCA